TCTCCTATTGCAAAATTAAAATAATATTCTCCATCACAACATAATCCCATTTGCCCATTATATGGTCCTGGTCCTAAGTATAATTTTGACATACCACCTTTAATTCTGCTTAAGTCTACCTCTGAATTAGCAGGACTAACTGCGTTTCCTTCTGCATCAAAAATTATTTCATCGTTGGCATCTTGTAAATATGACTGAGCAAACATTGTTTGTATGTTTTCAACCAAAGGAAATAAAACACCATCCATATATTTCGAAATTCTAACGTAGTTTACATAGTCTGGTGGTAAAATAAACCTTATTTCTTCATCTACATTAAGTTGAAGAATTTTTATTTGCTTCATTGCATCGTAATTCAATTCTTGAATACCACGTTTAGCATGAAACAATACTTGATATCTTTCTATGTTATTGATTATTTCATTGTTACCTTGATACATTAACATAAAATTAGATACAATATCATTTAAAGTTACATATTGATATGAACCCCAATTTTTATCCGTTGGGCTTACTCCGTTATTTTCGTAATATTTATAATTTGAAATGTATCCCATATCTTATTGCTGTGTTTGTGTTTCTTGTAAATCTTCTTGTGTACCAAATTGATACACATCTTTTTCTCTAATCTCTATTCCTACATACTGACATATTCTGGCTATCAGACCGTTTCTATCTGAATCAGGTAATTCAAAATCTTGATATCCACTTAATGATTGGTTAAATAAAGGTTCTCCGCCTGACAGTTGACTATAAGTCCAGTTAGGTGCTTTTGGATATCTTACATATTGAGTTTTAATTTGACCAGCTTGTCTAATACTTGTTGGATAAACAGTTATCACATTACCTCCCAACACATACGCAGGATATTGATTAGATGGTGCAGTCAAAGTAGAGCTTGTTAAATAAAATATTTTGTTTTGACTAACCCTTTCTACTTCGGTTATGTTAGTGTTATCATAAATAGAATAGTTTTCACCACCTAAAGCTACATTAAATATAGAGTCCGATATACTTAATACGTTAGTAGAATCTACAGCTGTAACAAAAGCCTGTCCTAAAGTTGTTGAGTCAGTATTAATTACAATACTATTTGTCGGAGGAAACTGTGGTATATTAAAACCCCCAGCTACAACAAAAGGTGTCCCTGTAGAATCTAATTTTTTAGCTAAACCACCTATTTGCGTAGTACCACTTGCCAATAATGTTGGGTAATAAAATATTTTATTTATTAAGTAATAGTCTGCTGGTAAGTTAAAAGTGTTTTCATTTACTTGAGTTAAAAAAACCTCTTCAGAAAAAGAGTCAATAACTTCTACTAAACCTTTAACAATATCAGCATATCCTGTACCTGACTGTCTAACATTTTCTTTATTAATAAACTGATTATACTGATAAAAATAATCTTCAAATATATCTAACTGTGCTTGTTGAGCATATAAATTAAAATCTTGAGGAGACAAGTAACCATAATTATTTTTATTAATTACAGCTAAAACAGTGTTCCTTATTTCGTTAATCATGGCCATAGAAAATGTAATTTTATCTTTTACAAATATAGCAAAAAAAAAGAGGTTACTTTTTTTGTAACCTCTTCTTAATATAGTGTCTAAGTGTTAACCTATAGTCACGCTTTCAACAACCACTTGAGAGCCATTAAAGATTGGCATCAATGGTCGAACTACCGCAGGACCAGGAGGTTCTGGTAAATTAATACCAACAGCTCCACGAACTAAAGCAGATTCTATAGCCGCAGCTACAGCTCTACCTGTCCCTTGATCTGAGTGAGTGATGGTTACTACATCAGCAGATGTATTTACAACGTTTAAGAACATCTTAGTCGTAGTTGCATCAACTTTATCTACCGCTACAACATTATCTATCAAATATAATTTGTTAGAATTTGAAGATTGATCAAAAATAGAATAAGTATCTCCATCACCAAACATTGCTCCTTGTGATGTTTTTATTCTAAAATTATCAATAATACCTCCACTTAATATTGTACCCGTTACGTTGTCAGATGTGTTTTCAACTACATCGTCTATAGTAACAGAAGATAAGAAAGTTGCAGTAGGATCATAAACCTCAGTTGCTAATGGTTCAATTGTAAAATTATCATCAAACGCTCCAGCTGCTGCAAAAATATCTGCAGTTAAAGTTAATGATGTTTCATTAATTAAAGCTGCAACTGTAGTTTGTGTTGTTGCTGTAGTGTTTTTAACAATATCACCAACTCTTACTTTACGTGCTGTAAATGTAGCACTTGAAGCATTTAACTGTTTAGGCTTTCTTATATTATAAGTTTCACCACCAGCTGGAAGCAATGCTGTAGTACACGTAATTTGAGTTTCTGAGTCTACACTTAAAACCGCACCAACTGCTGAAGTTCCATTGTAAACTATGTCATTTGCAGCAATTCCATCTGTTACAAATGTTGCACTTGAGTCAGTCAATCTTGCTGGAATACTTGCGTTGTCTACCGTAGAAACAGTAAAAGTACAGTTTGTACCACCTGCTCCGTTTATCGTTAAAGTATCAGAACCTGCATAACCTGTACCAGCTGCATTTACAGTAATAGTAGTAACATTTCCAGCACCACTAACTACTACGTCAACTGTACAGTCGTTATTTCCACCTCCAGTAGTTGCAACACCAGTAGTCGTTCCAGGAGTATACCCTGTGTTAGTACCACCAGGTCCACTAATAGTAGCTACATTTCCTTGTGATGCATTTGTACCAGATGCAAGAGTTGTTGACGCTGTTGAATTTATTACCAAGTCCATAGTGCCTGAAGCTGCTACGGAGTTTATTGGTATTTCTAAATATTTAGCTGTCATATTATAATTGTTTTAAATATTAATTAAAAACTATAGTATCTATAGTCACTTGTACAGGAGATGTACCACCAGTTGCTGCAGGAAAACCTGCTCTTGGAGAAGGTACAACAACATCATATAATGGGCTTGTCCATCCTGTTGATAATGCATCAGCTACTGAGTCTTGTATTAACATTCTCATGTTTCTACACTGGTCTACGTTTCCACCAACAAACGTCTGTGCATTTTCTGCACCAGAAGCGTCAGCAAAACTTGGTAAAGCTGTGTGTGTTATTGTACACACATCAAAGCCAGAGTCACTGTTTGAGTATTTGATTACACAAGTAGTTGCAGAAGCTTGTTCTATAACTGCTATATTTTGTATTGGTATGAGGACTTTACCACCAGCAATTGATGCTGCAGCATTGTCTACTCTTAAAAATTTTGTCATTGCCATAATAAAAATAAAATTAAGGGGTTAATAAAGTACAAATATAACTAAATTAATCTCCCTTATTTAAGCTCTTCTTTAGCAATTTAAAAGTTTCTAAACCATCATCGCTTTGAAAAAATGATGCTACAATATAATACGGATCTTCTCCATATGGTACACTTAGCATTCTTTTCTTATTTTTTGGTAAGTTAAAATGCACATCTTTATTTGCGTTTTTAAACTGCAATAAGTCATTAGAAAACATTTGTATTACTGTGTCTTGAAGTTCTAACATCGGATCATTAAGTATACTTAAAAACTCTATAGGTTGGTTTTTTGCATACATCAACACATCTCTTCTTAACTCAGCTGTTGACATTTTATCTACTGAACCTCCCATAAATACTCTACACACTGTAACTAATTTATCTACAGTTAAGTCTTTTGCAGCTATTTGTGCATCCAAAGCATCTTCAACTTGCTTTAATTCTGCAGCTGCATCTCTTTCTTCATTAATTTCTTCAAATACCATACCATTTTGTGGATGATAATGTAGAAACTGTTGTAATACTTGATTGTTTTTTGGAACACTTAAAAACCCATCTTCAAATACTATAGGTTCTAATATTGCATTTCCATCTTGCTCATCTTCAAAAGGAGACTTTTGATTACGTGCATAACGCAATGGCCTATTAATACCAGCCTCTTCATCAAAATGTAATAATGGATATCTGCTTGAATGTCTTGATGCTAACATATATGATAGCGGTGCAACATTTCTTTTTAGTCTGTAAGATTTATCGGAAAATCTTGAATTTGTTTTTTTCATAATAATATTTAATTTAATTTAATTTAAAATAAAGGGGGGACGAATCCCCCCTTAGTTAATTTACTTCCGCTTAAGCGTTGAATAGGAAGAAGTTGTTCGCACCTAAAGTACAAACAGCTCTTTCAGTCAAGAAGTTCACCTGCATCTTATCGATGTCAGTTGTACGTGCTCCTCCTGCAGAACCTGTAATCCAAGTCTTGTAACGTCTGTCTTCAGTTTCTGAAGCTCTGTATCTAACATGTAAGAATGGTCTTTTTGCGTTCTTACCTAAGATTTGGTCATATACAGTAGTAGAACCAGCTGGAACCATAAGTCCATTGATACCACCACCTACTAAACCTCCTCTCATTGTAGGATCATTTAGGTATTTCCAATCAGACTTGTAGAAGTCGTAACCTCTTCTAAATCCTGTAAATCCTAAATTTAAAGCCATATCCTTATCATTATCAAATAATCCATATGAAGTTCCACCCATTCCGTAAGAATTTTGTGCAGCTAACATATCATCAATATCAAATGAGAAGTTTCTGTTTACAAATAATACATTTTCTTCAATAGCACCTTGCTTATCAAGTCTTTGAATAATTGAATCAAAACCTGCAAGAGTTGTTGGGTTTCCTCCACCCCAAACATTTCCTCTTTCATTTACAACGTAGAATACTCCTTCAGAACCTGCATGTGGGAATGCACCCCCTGTAGCTGAACTTAAAGCAGCTTCAGCTCCTGATCCTGTTCCCGCAGGTACAGCCTCAATCATAGCAGTTTCCATGTAGTCTTCGAAACGTAGTCTTGTTTCATGCTCAGACTTCATATACCATAAGTAACCATTTGCTCCATTTTCAGTAGTGATTTCAATCCATCCAATTTGTGCCATATCAGAACCTGATACTTCATAAGTATCTTTCATAATAATTGGCTTGTTAGAAAAGATTACATCATCTGCTTCTAATGAACCTTGCATACCAGGTGTTCCTTTAGCAAATTCAGAACCGTATACAAAAACAGATAAAATAGCTGCGTTACCGAAAGTTTGACCTCCAGCTTCGTAGTAAGCTACATCAAAAGTATTTGCACCTGGTGTTGGAGCAGTTGTAATTACACCTTTATTAGATAGTGTTGAACCTGGTGTGTTATCAGAAATCATAACAGTTTGTCCAACTCTTAATCCAATAGAAGTTTGGTTAGCAACTAATCCTGGTATATTAGTGTCATTGATAGTAATTTGTGCAGTGTTTTGTCCTGCAGCTTGGTTAGATATACAGTTAACGTACTTAGTATGTAATCTACCTTGTTCTGCCCACTTAATCATATCTGAGTTAGTTGGCATCTCAGCACCTACCATTCTTAAGAATGAAGCTACTGTTCTATTTCCATAACGCTCAAATTCCTTTTCATAAGTATCAGGAAGATACTGATTTAAGAAATCAAAGTCAGTTATGTAGTTTGTTGATAACACTTGCTTTTGTGCTGATGGCTGTAAAGCAAATGTTGGGTTTAATTGTACTGACATATTTATTTATGTTTAAAATTTATACTCTGTTTATACTTCTTATTTTGAGTCCTCTTCCACTGCCTGTATCACCAACAGCTCTAATTTTTAAACCGTCTTTCGATACACTTTGAGAAGCTTGTCTGACATCCATATTAATGTTTTTTGATTTTTTAGAAACATTATCTACAGCGTCAGCCATGCCTTGCTCATAAAAAAACTTAGCGTATTTTTCAGGATTCATAGCAATTGATAATGCTCTATGATATCCTTGTGCATCTTGAATTAAACCTTTATCGTCCATATATTTGCCAACAAAATTATTGACATCTTTTTGAACGTTTTTAATTTCAGTTGCATCGCCAGGTTTATAAGTAAAACTTTTTTCTCCTACATTAAATTCAAAACCTTTGAATTCATTGTTAAAAACTTCATTAGTTTTTTCAAGAAACCAATCATACCTTTTTTTCTGAGCTTCCTGCACAGTTTTCGATTCATCAATGTAACTTTTATAAGCATCTAATTTTTCTCTGTCATTGTCAGATAACCCACTCCCACTTGACTCAAGAGGAATTTTATATTTATCTTTCTGATCATTGAAATACTTTTTAGCTTTCGCAAGTTCTCTTTTTTTAGCTAATTTTAATTTCTTTATATGTTTAGGTTCATCAAGCTCCGAATCAAAACTAAATTTATCTTCAATTAAGTCTTGGATATCAATAGCATCTAAACCTTCTTCTATAACACCATAATAATCAGCTAAAAGTTGATCATCGTCCATGATATCGTAGTCTTTCTGTAATTTATAAAAGTCTTCAATACCACGCCCTGTTTCTTTTTTATATTTTAAATAGGTAGATACATCTTCTGGTAATTCTTCATTTTGCTCACGTTGAGCAAATAAATCATCAACTGATTCAATATCTTTATTATATCTATTTTTAATATAATCAAGAACTGTTTCGTCATTTAACTCTGACGAGGGAGTTTCTTCTTTTTCCTGAACTTCTTCTTTTGCTTCTATCTCAGGAGTTTTTTCTTCTGTTTGTTCTACTTCAGGAGTTGTTTCCTCAAGTGTTTCTTCATGTTTTTTAAGAAGTGTCTCTTCTATTTCTGCTTGTGATTTGTTGTCTTCAACTAATTCAACAGCCTTTACTTTTATATTATCCATTTTATTTAATTTAATTTATACAAAGTTAATAATTATTTATATGCAAGATTAAGCTATCTTGGATCAAACTCAGCTAAGTCAAAACCATCCATACTGTCTTCATTAGACTCAAAACTCATAGGTGGTAAATTGTTTTTTCTTTGTGCTATTAACTGAGATTGTTGAGAAGATTGTTGACTAATTCTTGCGTTTTTTGCCTTCTCTCTATTTTGCTCACGCATATCAATTTGTGATTGCTCAATTCCTTTTAACTGCATATTCATTTGAAATTCTGTTTGCATTAATGATTCTTTTAATGCAGCTTCATTTTTCATTTTTTCTATTTCAAATCCTATTTCTGCTTGTTTGATTTGCATTTTAGATTGAGTCTCCATTTGAACTTTTTGCATTGCTATTTGTGCTGCAGCTTGTTGAGACTGCATATTTATTTGAGCTTGCATTTGTTGTTCTTGCTGTTTTTTCTGTGCGTCCTGCATTTGTTTTTGCTTACGCTTTACTTTTAAAAGTTGATTAGCCATCTTGATATTTTTTAACTCTCTAATATCTATAGCATCTTCTAAATTAATATCTTGCTTTGATAAAGCCATTTGAATATTAGCTTCTAATAAAGCTTTTTGTTCTTCGTCAGGTGACATTTCGATAAAAATACCAAAATCATAGATATATAAATTTCTTATATCATCTAATAACCCAATATTATATTTTCCTATTTGCATAGCAAACTCGTCTGCAAAATCTGAATATTCTAATACATCTGCAGTTCTAATAGATAGTGCTTCAGCTAAAGTTTGTGTTAGATATAAACTACCTTCTAATATATGTCTGGTCGCTGTGTTTGAATTTAAAGCAGCTAATTTTTGCACTCCTACTAATGATGATGGATCAGGTGTACTACCATCTCTGGCTTCGTTCAACCCTGTAACTTGCCTAATCATATTCATGTAATGATTATAATTACCAATAAGCATTTGCATTTTTGAAGAACCACTTGAAGATGTAAGTTGAGTAATAGGAACTTTTGCATTATTAAACTCTCCATCTTGAGTAAAGCTTCTACCTATAACACTACCTGTCTGAAAATATAATCTTAAAGCGTCTTCAGGATTATATGCATTTCCTGTTCCTAAATCAACTTCATTTAAACCATCTGCATCAATAAATACACCATCTGGTACTACTCTTGCTATTACCTGTTGTAATTTTAAATGTGTCATTTGTATTAAGTCAGCAAATGGAATCATTCGTCTAACTAAAGATTCTATAACACCTTTGTACATTCGTGGTGCGGTTGCTACATAATTAGGCATAGCATATTGACTGGCTGACTGTGGCCTTACCATATTTTTAGCAAGCTCCCACTTTAATAAAATATTAGTACCCATAACCATAACACCATCATACCACACATCTATTTTTTTGGTTACTTTTTCAAATTTACCTTCCTCCATCATTTCTTCTGGTGGATTAAATTCATCTGTTTTTGGTACTACTTTATAATTACCCGTAGCTGTTTGTTTCTTTTTATATACAAATGTGTTAGTGCTTTTATAATTAAAATACATTAATGTTACTGTATCTCTATAAAACATTGAGTTTTCATAATACTGAGCTACATTAAAATATTGATACCATGATTGACTGTACTTTGATATTTCTTCTAAATCTTCGTTAGT